CCTCCGCAAGACTCTCTGAACTTCCCAGTCCAGAATGACTTGTTGCTGTTCACTTTGAAGCCAAAAGCTTCAAGTGATGCTATCACGGCAGGTACACTATCTACAGGGACAATGATATCGTCCCCGTAGATGCGCAGTGAACCTATGAGAGATTTTACCTTCCCATAGGTGAGTGGCATCCTTGCACTCTTCTCTATTCCAATCAGGACGACGACAAGAAACACCATCGCCTCGATCGGAAAAGTGAGTGCAGAACCCATAGATGCGAACTTGTTCAGATTGAGAACGATCTCCTCGTTCCGAACAAGTACACGAGCGTGTGTTGAGCGCGTAGCTTGCACCGCCTCTGAGAAAAGAGGATTCCGATGCAAAAGCGCCAACACAAGCTTGTTCAAAACACGATCAGAAGCTTCGCTCAGATCGAGCGTCGCCAGATCTCCTTCCTTGGAAGCTCGACGTGCCAGATCCCTGTTTGGGTCCTGGTGCCGAAATCCCAAGAAGTAGGAACCAAGATCTCTGCCCTTTTTGAGAGCGGGGGTCTCAGGTTCCAAGACTTGGATCAGTGGCTCGAGCATGGCCTGCTGCATATACTGCATACAGGTTGGCTCGATCGCAATGATCCGAGGTGTTTTGAGCGTCTTAGGCACGGAGATGACCTTCACGGGTCGCTCCGCATCAGGTTCAAGGAACTGTACACGGTCCAACTGGTCTTGGTGAGACCAGTTCGCGATCAGGTGCTCCCTAGCTGGGAACACCTTTTCTAATCGCGAAGGCCATTCGTGTTGATCGAACTTACCGTTTCCGGTGAGCCGATCAGCAGTCGAGCCCGGTCCGTGCTTTCCCCGGAGGTCCCCAGCATAGATAAGATTATCCATGTGAGAGAACACCCGAGGAAAGACCAGAGAAGCAATTCTGCGGAAGTCGTCAAGACTTTCCTCAGAAATAGTATCAAGCTTCTCTTGCAATTCCTGTTCACAGCTGACGTATCCCTTCATCGCGTCTACAACCCGAGCATCACTACACGGGAGTAGAATCTTCGCAAACAGACCTGAAAGCTGTCTGATCGCGTAGATGGAATCGATGAGGAGATCCTGGCTTTCGCCAGAAACGTCAGCAAAGATGACACCACTTGAGTCGAAAACGTGACGTAGGAAACCCCCTAGAAATAGAGGGAGACCGCCTTTCCTAGTAAAACCAGGGAAAGCGTAGGCGTCAACAAACCCTTGGTCAAGACATCTTTCGAAGTCTTTTCCAAAGGATGGAAGAGTGATCGTCAAAAACGATACACCTTCCTTTTCGACTCGCCTCTCGAGCTTTTTACAGTCGAGAGTCGCGCTAGTACAGCACGTCATGGCTAAATCATTAGCCATGACCCTCCAGAGCAGAACGAGGCTTTTCAACAGGGCTCCCCTTCGGGGGCTCGAGTTCCTTGGCCTCAAATCCGCAGTGTAGCTCGGTAATCCCAGTGGTCATCATGCCACTTAGATCCGAACTCCACTCTGTCTCTCGACGAACCAAGACAGCCGTTGGAGTAGAGGTCCTTTTGTTCAAGGACTTTCTCCAACAGCCGCTGGTTCGACGTGCAGTCGAGTTGATTAGACGCGACTGCAGACGAAACTGAGTGATCCGCTTCACAAACGACGAGATGAATATCGTCGATCCTATCACACCATACGATGGTGTGTAAGGAATGTGAATCGGAAAGGTACGATGTGTACCCCATGGATGGAACTTCCTTTCTCAAGATCTGATCAGGGAAGTCCCCCAATCAACTCAGTTCTCGCCACCCAGAAGCTGGGTGACGCGGGCTCCGCTCGAAGCCGCAAGATATGCGACAAGAGCGTCCACTACCGCCTTGGCCTCTGCAACAGTGAAGCCAACCTTGGGGGTGTTAACCACCAGGTAGGCCGACATGTTGTAGGAAGTGTTGATCCCGGTTACAAAAGGATCAGCAGCAACCTTTGTCTGGTCAAGGCGCAGAACACGGCGGGTCCTACCCCCATAGCTGTCGGAAACCGACAGCTTGACGTTTCCGTCATTGGAGGTAAAACCACCAGAGTTCTGCCC